ATTTATTGTAAAAAAATTGTACCATATTTATATTTAAAATTCAAGAATTTTCAAAAATAATGTTTTACTATCTCATAGTATATTTTATTAAAAAAATTCAACCGCACAAAGTAAATTGTGCGATTGAATTTAAAATAGATGTATTATCTTTTTCCATTTCACTAATTGTATTTTTTGTTACAAAATCAATCCCATAGTTAAACTATCATGGTATTCTCCGTTTTCATAATTATCATTTTTTAATATACCTTCTATTGCAAATCCCATTTTTTTATATAATTCAATTGCTAAATAGTTATCCCCTCGAGTAACAAGTGAAATTTTTTTAGTTATACCGTTTGATTTTGACCACTTTATAAGATAATTTATAAGAATACTTCCGAGTCCTGTATTACAAAATTCTTTCTTAACAACTATACCCAATGTTCCTACATGTCTAAGTCTACGTTTTTGACTTGAATTTATTGATGCAGCGCCCACTATCTTTTCATCAACAATAGCTAAAATCAAATTTGAATTCACTTCATTTTTTATATTTTCTATGTACTTTTCTTCAAAATCAACAGTTACCGCAAATTCATCTTTACCAAAAGAAAGGTAATCTGTTTCTCCACCAACTGTATTATAAAAATTAATTAAATTTTGTGCATCTTTTATTTCAACTTCTCTTAAAACAACTTGATTACCATTCTTAAGCTTATAAGCATCCATTTGTTTGTCTCCTAATGATTTTTAATATTTATCAATTCAATTATACAATGCGCAGAATGATTGTTCAATAAATAATATCTAATAAGATATTTAAACTTAAAAGGGAGGCATAAGTCTCCCTCAGTTCACTATCAATATTTAATTATTTTTTTCTCTATCCAAGCGGCAAAAAAATACATCAATGCTGCAACAACTGCCAATACAAAGACACCCATCATAACCAAATCAAGTTTAAAAACTTGGCTGCCATAAACTATTAGATATCCGATCCCTGCTTTTGATACGAGAAATTCTCCAACAATAACTCCTATCCACGATAAACCTATATTAACCTTAATTACACTCACAATAAGAGGAAGATTTGCAGGAATAATAACTGATTTTAATATTTGATACTTTTTAGCTCCAAATGTCTTAAGCAATACTATTTTATCATTTTCAACACTCATAAACCCTGTGTACATAGTCATAGTAGTTACAACTACAGATATCGACGCGGCTGTGACTACTATGCCAGAAAACCCCGTACCTGCCCATAGTATCATTATGGGAGCTAATGCTGTCTTTGGTAAACTGTTTAATATTACCAAATATGGCTCAAAAATTTTAGCAACTTTTTCAGACCACCATAGTATCATAGCAACCAATATACCAATTGATGTTCCTAGAAAAAAACCCGCTATAGTTTCCATAGTTGAAACATATAAATGATTGAACAAACTTCCATCTATAATAAATTTCATCGTAAGATTCCAAATTGCACCTGGACTACTAGTTAAAAATGTGTCAATCATTCCTTTATTTGCAGCATACTGCCATAATGAAAAAAATATTATCAAAAATAATATTTGTGCTGTTTTTATAAATTTTTCTTCTTTCTTTATAGATTGCAAGTATTCCTTGTGCTCCTTTGATATGTTCTCATTTTCTAAGCTCATCTTTTTTTTACGCATTTTAAATGTTTTGCTATTTTCCAAACACATCTAAATCCCTCCATATCTCCCTGAAATATTCTCCAAATTCTGCAGTATTTCTACACTTCATAGGAGTTCTTTCATCTTTGAAATCAAATGTTATATTGTATTCCTTTTTAATTTTTGCTGGCCGTTCAGTAAATACAATTACTCTGTCAGAAATACTTACAGCCTCGGGAACATCATGAGTCACTAGAATAGTAGTTATTTTTTCTTTTCTCAGAATTTCTCCGACCTCATTTCCTACTGATAATCTGGTTTGATAGTCTAATGCTGAAAAAGGTTCATCTAATAATAGCAAATGGGGTTCTATTGCTAATGTTCTTGCTAAAGCAGCCTTTTGTCTCATTCCACCAGAAAGTTGTCTAGGGTAATAGTTTCTAAAATTATATAATCCATAATTTTTTAGCATTTCTATTACCTTACTTATGTTTTCTTCTGTATCTTTATGTTGAATCTCTAAACCAAGAATGCAGTTCTTGAAAATATTTCTCCATTCGTATAGCTGGTCTTTTTGAAACATAAAACCAATGTTCTTTGTATTAACAATAACTTCCCCTCCTGATGGTTTCTCTAACCCTGCTAATAATGATAAAACCGTAGACTTTCCACAGCCTGAAGGACCTACAATCGAAACGATTTCTCCTTTTTCTACTTTGAAAGAAATATCATCAATAGCTTTTGTTTCATTGTTTATAGTATGAAATCTTTTAGAGATATTTTTTAGCTCACAAACATACTCCATAGTTTTACCTCCTATAGACATAAAAAACACTTCAATAACATACCCTATATTATTCAAAAATTAATTTTAAGTTAATAATTATTGAATAATTTAATTTTTAAGTCTTATATTAAATTATTTTTTTATGTAATATTATTATAGTAGAATGGAAAACTACTAAAAAGGAAGGTGATTTTATGTTTAAAAACTTATTAAATAAAATTAAATACAATAAAACAAAAAAACAAAATCCAGGCAATGTTTATATTCCTGACAATTATGAAGTAACAGAACGCAAGAAAGATGTAGATGCAAACGAAAAGTAGAAAACCCAAATTTGGGTTTTCTTTCAAACCATCTTTTCGCCAACATGCCTCACAAAAAAAATAAGCTAGATATAACCTAGCTCAAAACTGAAACAATTATATAACTTAGAGGGGGAATTTTAGTATCTACTGTAAAAGTCCTAGATTTTTTTTTAGCAGGTTTTGAATTGTTTTTCTAACCTTTCCCGAACTTTACTTTCACCCATTATTTGCTGAATTTCCCAAACATCAGGTGATGTTGAACGTCCTACAACTGCTATTCTAATTACTGAACTTACATCACCTACATGACCTTTATATTTATCAGGGTTTTTCTTGTAGTCTTTTGGTTTTGCAGCATATCCATTTTCTTCTGATATTGCTCTTATTTTATCAAACCATTGGCTTTGGTCATCACTGTGGTTATATGTACTTAAATATGCTTGAATCAATTTTTTTGCTTCTTCGTCATTTATATTTTCAGGATATTTATCTACTATTTCAAAATATTCATCAAAGAAATAGTTTATAAATTCAAAAATTTGTTCGCAATACATTAAATCTTTTCGAGGTTTATCCACAGTTCTACCAACAGACAAAAGTTTTAATACAGATTCCTTGTTATTCTTTAATACATTTACTATTTCTGTTTTATGTACCTCTGCCCATTTAAATAGGAAATCATATATTTCTTCAACTGAAATTTTTACTAAAACATCTTTACTTATATTATTTAATTTATCCAAGTCAAACAATGCTCCTGAATTACTCATTTTTTCCAAGGTAAATAAAAAATCATCTGTTGAATTATTTGGATTCTCAATTCTCCACTCTTCAAAGTTCGAGTTCAAAATTGTTAATAAATACTCTCTAACTGCTAAAGGGTGATAACCTAAATCCATATAATAACCAAGTCCAAGTTCAGGATCTTTTCTCTTTGATAATTTTCTTTTTGAACCATTATCCATTTTCATTAAATGAGCTGTGTGACAGTATATTGGAATATCCCAACCTAATGTTTTAAATATTTCATAATGTATAGGAAGTGTTGATAGCCATTCCTCTCCTCTAACTACATGGGTTACTCTCATTAAATGATCATCAACTACATGTGCAAAATGATATGTAGGTATTCCATTTGTTTTCAAAATAACTACATCCTGATAATTTTCATGAATTGTAAGTTTCCCTCTTATTGCATCATCAATTTCAAAAGTTCCTTCTTCGCTTCCTTCTGATTTAAATCTAATTACAAACTTCTCATTATTACTTAGATGTTCTTCTACTTCTGCTAATGTCATGTTTCTATCTTTTGCCCATTCACCATAATATCCAGTATTAATCTTTAAGGTTTCTTGCTTATTTCTTACTTTTTCTAATTCTTCTTCTGTGCAAAAACATGGATATGCTCTTCCATTCTCAATTAAATATTTTACAGCACATTGATAAACTTCTTCACGATTGCTTTGAAAGTAAGGTCCATAGTTTCCTGTTTCGCAATCAATACCTACTCCTTCATCAAACTGCAAGCCAAAATACTTAAGCGATGATATAATTGTTTCAACAGCTCCATCTACTTTACGCTTTTCGTCGGTATCTTCTATACGAAGCATAAATATGCCTTCACTTTGATGCGCTAAACGTTCATCTACAAATGCTCCATATAAATTTCCAAGATGTATGAATCCTGTAGGGCTTGGCGCCAATCTAGTTACTTTGGCCCCTTCTTTTAAATTTCTTTTTGGAAATAAAGTTTCTTCATAATAAGATATTGATTTTGTTATATTGGGAAATAATACATCTGCTAATTTTTTATATTCCATTTTATTTATCCTCCATTTTTTATTAAATATAAAAGACGGTTTTTTGTTTGTTTACAAACAAAAAACCGTCTAATTAATTTTGGTAACCCATAGGGGAATCGAACCCCTGTATCCACCGTACTGGTTAATTGTTTTATTCTGTTTCGATTTGTACCATTTTCGTTGAAGTATCAATATCCGTGTTCCATGGCATACCAACTAATTTTATACAAAATTAAAGTGTGTTGGCGAATTTTTGGCGAATTTTTTACAGTAATTAAATATTAAGGACTAATTATTTTATATTATATTATAACCTTTTCTGCTAAGTAATACAATATAAAATAATCCTCTTTTTAGTAACGCCCACCTAATACAAGCATATAATAAGATATGTTATTGATAATGTATAAATATAGTTAATATTATTGTAAGCTGGAACTTGTCCCTCCAGCTTTTTATTTTTTTGTCACACCCATACAATAAAAGCATATAATAAGACAAAGCCACTCGTGAAATTTGCGCTGGCTTAGAGCTCTGAAATTGGGCGTAACACAAAAAAACAGGGCAGCAGACATCTACTCATGAGATGATCCGGCTGCCCTGAATTTACATATTATCTATTCCTGATTATTTTTAAATTTAATATTTAATTCTACTTTTTCAAGTTCATCCTCATCCTCTACATTAAAATCAATACCTTTTTCCTTCAGTATTCGGAAAAATTCACTTTTCTGTTCATCGGTAAATTTGTCAATTTCCGTAGCCATTTGAATTGACTTTCTAAGACGCTCTTTTGCTGCTTCTTCTGTCTTAGTGTGCATTTTTGCGATTTTTAATAGTCTTTTGTAAAGAATCCGCCCTCTAATTTCTCTTTGATCTTCTTCACTTAACTGTATAAAATCTTCAATCGTTGATGTTATTTGTTCCATATCAATATTCAAATTCTTCATTTTCATTACCGCCCGTAAATGTAGTCACATAAATTATATTATTTGTGGCAAGATTTTACAAGGATATGTTTTTAAAATAATTTATAAAGCTGTTTTAATTTAATTCTTATGTGGTATAATATATTCGAACAATTATTCGAGGTGAAAATATGAAAATAGTAAATAAACCAATAATAGCAACAGTTATATTTAATACAAACGGTAAAATTGAGCCTGTAAAATTCATAGTAGATGATAAAGCCGTAATAGTAGAAAAAATATTAGAAACAAAAGAAGAAAATTTAGTTGGAAACAAGAGAATAGTTTTTGTGTGTCAACATAGCGGAAAATTTATTTATGAATTAAAATATGAAATTTATAGTCAGAAGTGGTATTTGTTCAAAAAATAAAAAAGCAAATTCATAGCATTGGTTATAAGCCTATATCCATCTACTCCCTTTATGTAATTCCACTTTTGCATCAAATTTTATATCATCATATTTTTTTCTAAAAAAGTAACTCGATATGATATTTTGACACAATGATTTTATTGGATTAACATTATTCTTAACATAATCTTCATCTATAACATCACCATGAGCTAACCCATTTCTTAGATTAACATATTTTTGAAGCTTTTTTGCATCAAATTTTATATTTTCATGATTCAAGAAAAATGAAATTTTATCATAAATATCCTTTTCAATATTATCTTTAATACAACTTTTTACATTTCCAACAATATTATTCATCTTACTCTGATCATATGTTATACCTGCACTTTCATTAATATACTTCTCTAAAAAAACAAATAATTTTGTATTATCAAAATTTGATTTCTTTATATAAAAAGACTTAAAATATTCCTTAGTCAGTATCTCTATGGTCTTATAATAATTCATATATGATTCCTCATAAAGACCCCTAAATTCATATTTCAATCCGCTATAGAAAAAATTTACAATCTTTAAAAATAATTTTTTTTTATCATCTTTAATATCACTTAATTTGTCATTAAAAGCATTTAGTTTTTGAATTTTTTTATTATTTGAGTTTACAATAGTAATTTTTTCTTTTAAACCCTGTATTTCATTAAGTTCTGCAATAGGAACACCACCTAAATATGAAAGTATACTTAATGATGTTTTTACCTTTACCATAGTTATATCGTCCATTTTTTCAAAACTACATATAATCAATTTATTTTCATATGAATTATATACATATTTATAATTAATATCATAAAAAGAAAAGCAGGATCCATTCTTTATATTTAAGCTAATTTTAAATGGTTCATAATATTCAATTTCTTTAATATTTATATAAAACGCATTTTCGCACATATATCTTTCTCCTTAATATTATAATTATCTATATAATACTATTATGTTATAAATTTGTAAAAAAATATAAAAAGACCATGGTTATTATTCTTGGCTATTGAATGAGCTTTGATATGGCAAAAGATAATCTATATTTGAAATACTTCCAGGTCTTTGAGTATCCATATACCTAACTATAGCTTTATTGCACATGAAATTATCATCAAAACCTAAAATCTCAACTATACGCCCATTATCTTTAATATCTTTTTTAGTTGTTGGCTTTGACATGTAAAAGATATATTTACGTCCTACTTCAAGCATAACATTTTTGTTTGTTTCTCGATTGACTGTTTCAACAGATTCTTTTGATACAATGTCCTTATTGTAATCCATAATTACCCCCATATATTTTTTTAATATTATTATAGCATAATTACATTATTTGTCAAAAAATAAAAAAAAACCAGACAATTATGCCTGATTTCTTTTTATGAAACGATATTAATTATCTTAAAACTTAATTGTTTTTTATGAGTCCTAAAAATATAATTACGAAAGTACAACAAATAGAAAATTCTTCAATAATCTTAAACTGAGATGTATTTTTTTCTAATTTTACAGTAAACCTAAAAATAAAAATAATAAATATAGTAGCTAATGTTATTATAAGGTTATCTAAATAATATAACATTTTACCCGCTGAAAATTTAAATATAGAAGAAAATTGTTCTATGTTTGCTTCAGTTAAATAGGCACTAAATGGTTTTTCTTTTGTTACCCAAGCAAGTTGTATTGGCAAAAGTGTTCCTATAATTAAAAAAATAATTCTTTCACTAATATTCAACAACTTATAGATTGCTTTATATACTTTTGAATTTGTATAATTCAAATTTATCCCTCCTTTAACTACTAAAATTATTATCATAATAATTTATCGACAAAATAACAATAAAATTTATATTTAAATTTAAAAAAGACCAGGCAATCACGCCTGGTTGATATTACTACTATTTTAGTTTATCCATTCTACCTGCTATGATTAATGTTCTTATCATATCCTCAGTCATATTCAAATCGCCGCTTGCATTACCTTGAATAACTTTCTTGTCTACCAAGTCCTTAACTGCTGCCTGATAATGTACAGGCATTTCAGATATATTTTTATACCTCATTTCCGATTCCTCGCTTTCAACAATTCCTAAGATTTCACAGATTACTTCTGCTTGCGCTGCAGCTATCTTTTTCAAATTGGCATCTACTTTCAAAAATGCTTCATCAACGACATTATCATGATATCCTGATTCAATTAGCAGTATATGCTTGCAGTTTGTTGCAGCAGCTCCACGAATTACTCCGTAGTAGTTTAATATTTTCCCGTTTTCAGTATAAACCCTTGTCTTTGCGCCTTTATTTGTATTTCCCATTACTGCAGCAACTTTTCCGGCAAGCTTCTCTGCAAATTCTTTATCTTGTGGCTTAGAGCAGTCATAGAACACTTCAACACCTCTCGCAGCTCCATTGCTTGCGTTGGTGTGCTCGGATATAAACAGATCATATCCAGAAGCCTTTTGTCCTCTATTGTATAGATCTGGATCTTCATCCCAGGTACGAGTAAAATCTACTTGTACCCCTTTAGCCGTTAGGATTTCTTTCAAATAATTAGAAATTTTCCAAACTCCCTGGTATTCATAATATCCAGTAGGTCCTTTATTAGTGTTCCCTGGAGCATGTCCAGGGTCAATTAATACCTTAATCATTTTTTTGTCACTTCCTTATCTATTTCTGTATTATCAACTTTATCTCTGAGCACTTCAAGCATATTCTGTATTGCTTTCGGCCATCTAACACCCATCAATCCGGTGTTCTCTATTATGCTTAAAAACTCATTGGCTATAAAGAACATTATTACTAGAGTTCTAATATATCCACTAAACCCCAATGCTAAATCTAGTTGATTAGTGGCAGCAACGCATACTAGAATTATAACTTTCTTAACTATTCCCTTAAACCCTACATAGCTTTCGTATGAACCATTCTCTGTTTTCTTACTCTTCTTGAACACTAATGCTACAAGAAGTCCTGTTAAATAATCTATACAAATAAAAAATATTAACGCAGTCAGCACTGTGTCAATACCTCCAAAGAAATTTATTGTCAAGGTACCTGCTACTGTAAATATCATTATAAAAACTTCCTTAAATTTTTCCATAATCTTTTCTCCCTTTTAAAAGAGAGCTTATAAGCTCCCTATAATATTATATGTATTTTATTTACGCTTGTCTCAATGTGATGTATTTAACCTACCTACCCCAGCACTTCAATAGTTTTTTCAGCAACTTTAATTTCAACTTCACCTCTTAGCTTTTCTGGAACTTGCTCTAATGTCTTTTTCTCTGCAAGTACTAAAACAGCATATGCAGCAATCAATTTTTGTTCTATTATTGTCATATCATCACCTCCTGCAATAAAGTCAGTATTTTGATTTCAATTTCAGCATTTTTTATCTGTTCTGTTGTAGGAATTAAATCGTTTAAAAGTTCTTCAGCTTCAAATTCTTCTTTAGATTTATCCTCAACCCATTCCGTGCCTGTCCATTTTGCACGATACAAGCCATTCGGAGGGTCAACAGTAACGATATTATCTGCCAATGGTGCAACTGGATTTCTTTGTCCGTCAAACTCTACTGCATAGATTTTTTTTATGTAGCCATTTGTATCAATTTCATATATTTGTTTTAACATTGTGACCTCCATATATTTAATAAAAGGAATGAGCGGTTAGGTTTTGACCAGTTGCTATTTTAGTAGTTGCAGGCGTTCTTATTTTTATTTCTCCTGAATTTAAAATTACTATTCCGTTAACACTTTCCCCATTTGCTGTGTTGTAGCATACAATAGGGGAATGTGTTAACGGGGTATAACCTACTGGCAATGTAGCTATAGTTGTAAAATCAGATACTGTACATGCTGTAATTGGGTTAAACATTATTTCCATCTGTTCTAAACTATTCTTTCTGTAATATGCATTTCCTGTCCATCCATTTTGCAAAGTTGCAGTTATCCAATCTGGTTGTTTGTCTGTAGCTATTTTTTGCCAAGCCGTCCAAATTCCATTAATTTGTTTTATCCTTGTATAGGCATTACCTGCACCGAAACCAAAAACTACTACAGCAATTTGAGACACGACACCAGAAGCCTCTTTAATTACCTCGACGTTTACTGTTGAATTTGTTGTCGGAGCATTTGAAATAGCGTATCCTGTATATTTGCCATTTTCCGTAGCATTATTGAAGTCTGAAACCCCTATAGTATTTACATACCCTTTGGCAATAAAATTGTTAATTTGTCCCTCGTGCCCTACAAAATTTCTATCTGCTTTTTCAAAGGCTGCTTTTCCAGTGTCTGTTCCTAAAATTCTTTCTATTGCCATGTTATTCACCCTCTTCCATTTCCACAAAGTCTAATAAATTTTGCAAATGTACCACTTTTATCTCTATATTTTTATTCAATTTTATCTTTTGAAAATCTATATTGATTTCCATATCTTCAAGTGGAGACATTTCATTTAAATACTGTTCAACATTTTTTTGCGGAATAGAATAATTCAAATTATCTTTTGTCTCTCCATACTTCTCAAGAAGCTTTGCCCGCTGCTCTCCATAATTTTTAAGTATTGGGTCTGCTTGCTGAACTAAATTTAATAGTTTAAAACTCTCTGCTACAGGTAAATCTTTTTCTTGCAACGCCTTTAGTCCTTCTGTTGCTTTAACTAGCGCTCCTAATTTTATCTTCATTTTCCCTCCTATGATGTTGCTGTCCATACGTATTCATTAACTCCTACTGTACTGAATTTCTTTTTTGTGTATGTAGAGCCATCTATTATTATATTATTTCCTATATAAAACGAATGATTGTAGCTCCTTAGATATATTCCTCTGCCAAATCCTGAGACCATATTGTCTATGTATAAATCTTGTCCGCTTGTATATATTTTCCCACCAGAAGGAGCTCCGTCCCAACTTGATGAATAACCAAATGTCAATACATCATTCCGCATTGTTATTAGTCCTGTCCTAAATTCACCCCTTAGATAGAGCATTCCATTTGAGCTCACACTAAACATTTCTGTTGAACCATATAATATACGAAATCCACCATTTTTTATAGTTAATCCGTCACTTCCAAATTGTAACTTAGAGCTATTTACCGCTATCTCTATGCTGTTCGTTACTAATTTTATGCTATTGATATTTGCGTTCAGAGTACCGATATTCGTATTCAAAGTTCCGATATCTACCTGTGCAGTATCTATTCTTGCTGTCAAAGTTCCTATATTCAGATTGAGTGAGTTTATATTTGCCTCTAAAGTATCAGCTCTAATTTTTATATTTGCTACATCCACCAATAACTGACTTGACGTCAATTCCACCAATCCAATGCGCCCATCTGAATCCTCTACTTTTTGTACTATACCATCTACTGAAATGTTTACCCCAGCAATATCCGCTTTAATATTAGCAATATCACTATCCTCGATGGGCTGCCATATCGTTCCATTGTACCTATACAGTTTCTGAACAGGCGCTAATTCATTAACAGTTACTCCTGTTAAGCTATTAACAGTCATAGACATGTTATTTACAATGTAATTGCTGTGTTCGGTCTTGTACCAAATTTCTTTATTTTTAGGAGCTGCTGGAGTTGCTTCTTGATAGTAAGTACCTATGATTTTTTGACTTACAGCTAAATCAATTTCTGCACCCTTTAAGTTAATAGCAGCAGTCATTTCATTCGTAGTACTATAGTTTAGTAACTTTGTATTCGTAGTCTGATTAATAGTCGTTGTAGCAGTTGATATCTTTGTATCTACCGACAAGTTAATGCTGTCTTTTGCCGTATTTATTTGAGCCGTGGTCTCTGTTTTGGTGTAATAATTTGTAAACTTCTGGTCTGTATCTTCAGGAGCAGGTGTCCAGTCTGTGATTTTGTTACCTTTTTCAATCTTAATATTTTTAACTGTTGGAATTCTACCACTTCCATAAATGCCGTAAAAACTTAATAAGCATTTATTTCCATTAGGGTCATTAGGTGTAAGAGCCGCTGGAAAAACAATAGAGCGAGAAAATCTCTTATAACTTGTTGTACATGTAAATGTACTTGTGTTAGAAAATTTGTAACCTCCTAATGCATAGACTGTAATATCACCAGTAACAGCAGATTTCATGTCAAATGATAACATAAAGGCTTCACTTAAATGCGCAATTGCAATATCTGTAATATCTACAGAAACATATTCTCTATTAGTCCCTGTGCTTGCACCTGTACGTTCTTTTGCTGAATCCTTAAGATAATTTCTACCACCAACCTCAATATCTGCATTTCTATCCCCAACATTTATCCAGGCAGAACCACTCCATTTTTTTAACTGGTTAGGCACTACAGAAGTGTCTAACCAAATCATATTAACTATCTTTACCGCCGGAGCAGTAGAAGATATTGTAATGTCGTTAAGATCTATAATTGTGAATTGTCCTACTGCTTTTGCCATATTATCACCTACTCTATTTCTATCATAAACGTAGCTTTTACTTCTACGTCTGCATCTCCTACCGCTAATGTTTTACCAGTCTTGAAATTTATTCCGGTACCACCCCATCCGGTAACAAGCGTTCCATCTTTGTTATATTTGTACCACTTATATGTAAATGTCATACCAGCTGAATCTATCTCTATACCACCCTGATATACTTTTGCTGTCAGAGTTGTAGATCCTACACCATTTTTAAATACGTCACCGCCGGTGCTCGTTACAACAACTTGATATGGATCTGTATTGTCGATTATAGATATGACATCCATAAACGATTGGTTATAAGTATTACTTGCGCTATCCGTGTCTTTTATAATGCATTTATAGGAAGCGTAAGAATCTACTCCGCCTACTGGTACAGTTAATGTATTTGTGGTTACTCCGGCATACCCATTTGCATTCGTGAGTTTAAACCAACCTACACCGCCACCCTGATCAGTTGTTACTGATGCATCTTGCTTATACCATTGATAAGTTACCGCGGTTATATCTATTGTGCTGCCTCTCCACAATTCGGATTTTAGTGGCAGAGTAGCAATTGCGCTGTTTTTGAATACATTACCTTCCGGCGCCCATACTATAGCATCCGTTATGCCTCCACCATTAACAACCCTGCTTAAACTTATGGATGTTTTATATATCAAGTTCAATAGAGTTGATGGGTCTTTGTATACTATTTTGCACATTATTTCTTTACCAGGTAACCCTGCTAAAATATTTGTTTTAATCGTTAGTGTTCTTGCCCCTGTAGCTAATATTACATATGTACCGCTTGCTGTAATGAGAGTTTCAATTCCGTTTGTAATATCATACCAGTCAAGAGATACTATATTTGCGCTCTCTGTTGGATCTGTGATTATGTTATTACCATTGCCTAATTTAAAAAGACTTGGTGTTAAAACCATAAATGGACTTACGGACCAGTCTGGATTATAACTATTGTTATCTGGATTAAACATTTGTGTTTTTTGTTTATTTGCCCCTATAAAACCGCTTAGAGTTAGCGCGTCGTTGTAGTCAATTATTGTAATTTGACCTGTTGCTCTTATTGCCATTTATATCACTCCTCGTTTAATAGTTTGCAGAAGAACGTTGCTCTCCTTAGTACGTCCTCTGTTGTTACATTTATTTGTTTTATTCCTCCAAAATGAGAAGCGTTCCAAGCTTCATCACTTTCTGTATCATCAGATACTCGTGTCCATTTGAATAATGCAGCATTTAGACTGTCCGTTATATCTTCATCACCTCGGTACACTCTTGCTATTAAAGTTGTTACAATGTCACCGCTTTTGAATACAACACCATTTGTACTTATAATATCCACCTTGTACGGTATTTTCTGTCCTAATTCTTCTACTGTTTCCTCTGTCGAGCTAACTCTTATTGTCACATTCCCTACATCTTGTTTAATTTGCGATATATCTCCGTTGATGTTCGATATAGTGGACACTGTTTCATTTACAGTTTGGGAAATTTCATTGTACCCAACTTCAAGATCTGCTACTTTCAAGGCGTTTTTTTCTAACGTTCTTGTTAGTATGTTCATTTTGCCTTTTATCTGTATTAGGCTACTTTGAACTATTCTTTTTTCACCTACAGAAGCTGTTCCGAAACTCTCATATGTATCACGAAAACTCTTTTGGTAGACAAATTTTCTATCCATGACTAATACGTCAAGCTCTTCACCTTTGACCGTTGTAGCTCGAATTATGTCCCCTGCCTCAACTGCTGGATTACCCTTGCCATAGAGTTTACAGGGAACATATACAGGTATTGATTGTAGCCTGGATAGTATATTAGTCATGGCTGGAGTAATCTGTGCTTCAGACTTTGTATATAGCAGTGGATTATTTATAATCGCATAGGTTATATTGCCTGTACCGACTATTACCCCAAGGTCTTTTTCTTCAACGGCTACCTGCAGGCGTGTTATCTGAGGTACTGTATATTTTGCAGCGGTTACGTTTATATAATCCATACCGGTTATATCATTTGTAGTAGCAGTAAATATCTTAAATACAAGTTTACCTTGCCTATTTACATTTACAAAGCTGCCTGCTACTTCACCAATCCAGGATAATAATTGCTGAGATGTAAACTCCATAGCTTTGAAGTTTTCTTCAACCAGATAATCACCGTTTGTTATAGTGATATTTTCTAACTCGACTCCTACATAGCTGCATAGTTGTTGTGTCAGATTAAATAATGAAATTGGGTATATCCTTGTTGCAAGGAATTCCATACAGTCTTTTTCAAAGAGCTTCATCCTATCTCGACAAGTAATTTTGAATACTCTTTCGTCTTTATCATCTATCTCATCACAAAGAAAAATCCCCATTGGTACGAACTCATATTCGCCCGTAGAAGGGATTCTTATACCTACTTGTACATTTATGTCATTGCTTAGAAAATCAATGCTTTGTCCTGTATTTGTGACGTTGAATTTCAAGCTTGAAGCTATGCAACTGCCTACTTTTATATCTTGGCCATTTGTGCAAGTTTCCTGTATTTCAACTTTGCCTTGTATATCATTATCACCAAAAGTTTTCGTGCCTACCGTAAAAAGTATTTTCTTTTCGTTTGATTTGTATATATTATCTTTCCACTCCTGACTTGTGTTTAACAATTCATCACCGTCCTAAATCTCTATAAAGCTTGTCTTACAGTCTTTCCAGTGACTTCTACCATCTTTATACGCCTGCATCTCTGCATTTACATCTGTTCTATACATCGTTTTAGTTAGAAGTTCACCAGTTGCATCAGGATACTGCATTTCAAATTCTTCCGGAAGCTCCTCCATTGCTTTTATAAAATCATAAAATTTTTGCATATCTGGGAACGCACTCCAGCTGAAAGTTACCTTCCTGACTCCACTACGGATACGCTCTCTAATTAAAAAACCACTTGCAGATCTTTCCGCTGATGCATCAAGATCTGACATACCCCAAGAAAAGGATCCAGGAGTAGGAATCCATATTCCATTTATTTTTATCATATCTGCCATCGCTACCGCCTCCTTATGCTGGGAATGGGGATTCACCCGTACGTTTGAATTGTTCCCAAGCAATTTTCTTTACGTCTCTATAAACAACATCTCCGTCTAAATTCATAATATTTTCTATAGTTATATCTCCACCCTGCATCATTCCACCTAATTCTTCCCTTACAATTTGTCTTAATAAACTTTCAGGTGTTTCTATATTTCTTCCACTCTTTTGGTCCCCAAGTATAGCCAAAAATTCAGAGTTCGGAGGTATTACTGCACCTGTGGCAAGTTTAGGTATTATTGGTGCTGTAAGAGTTTGTATATCAAAACCCCATTTTTTACCGCCTATTCCAGGCACCCAATCAGGAACATCCCAACTTAATTTATTCATGGCTCCAATTACAAAATTTAATCCGTTTGTAATGGCTCTAATCATACTGTTTATCATGTCTATTGCTGTATTTACAACTCCTTTGATAATACCGCCTATCCCCTCGAAAATACCTTTAAATATTTTAACTAACCCATTCCAAGCTTTTTTCCAATCACCTGTAAACGCACCTGCAAGAAATTCAATTATTCCCCTTATAACAGTTATTACGCCACTTATTACATCAGCTGCTGTAGCTAGGAATGTACCTAAGATACTTATAACGGTCTGAAATACATTGGCTATAGTTGGTCCAAATGTCTCAACAAATGAATTTACAATTGGTAATATGAACTCGTTTATAATTCTTAGAGCCGCCACAATAAACTCACCCACCAAAGCAAGAAAATTATCTAAGAGCGGTTTTAAATGGTTAGTCCATAGCCAATCAACTGTCTGCATAAAAGTGTCCCAAACAGGCTTTAGAGTTGTTTCCCATACAGTTTTTAATACTTCCCCAACACCTCTAAAAACTTCCTTTATTCCTTCGAATATAGGTTCTCCGTATGTGTTCCATGCTTCAGCAAAACTATCTACCATATCGTTCCATATACCCATTAATATCACTAAAGCAGGTTTTACACCTTCCTGCCACAGCATATCAAATATATTTTTTACTTCTTCAAATAGCACCATAAAAGCTTCATTTGCTTTTGTTGTAAAAGCTGTTATAACAGGTAACCATACAGTTATGGTTTTTTCAAGCGTGGGATAAACAACAATATTCCATATATCGGCAAATACCATGTTAAAAGTATCAAATAAACCCGAAATAATAGTCCCTAAAGATTGTATCGATGTCTGTAAGAATGGAGTGAAATCATTCATAAACCAATCTTTCAAAGGTTGTCCTAAATTTCCTACATCAGCCCATACTCCGCTTAAAATAGTTTTAAATTCTTCAATTTTAGGCGTAATCATATCAATAGCTGCATTGAAGGGGGCTTTTAAGTATTCATCAACATATGATTGTATTTGCATTAAATAGCCCTTTATATTGTTTATTGCATTTTCTACATCCGATGAAACTGTAACGCCTGAGCCTATTTCACCACCTGCAGCTATCTCTCCAACTGCAATATCTTCCCCTAATCCATCGGTTGCTCCGTCCGCTGAACTTGCTGTTTCTTTAGTCAATACGTTTAATTCGTCAAATCCTGCAACTGCCCCCTTTGCTTCTTTTCCTGCTTTCTTAGTTGCAGATGCTAAATTAGATTGAGCTTTTGCAGCATTGGTTCCGCTTTTAGCAATTTGCTCTTGCTGCTTTGCTTGCTTTCCAAAAATAGCAGTAGTTACCTGAGCGAACACATTGGCAAGTCGTGTTAAGGCTGCTATAATCGCATTTATAGACGGTAATATTGCTTGAGCCATAGGAATAAGGGCATTTCCTACAGCTATTTTTAAATTATTAAAATTATATCCAAGTTTTAATACCTGTCCTGAATAGCTATCAGCAATATTTGCAGCATCTCCAGTTTGAAACCTTGTTTCTTCCATAATTCCAAGCACTTCAGCTTGTATCTTTTGTTGCTTTGTCAAACTATTAGATGTGGTACCTATACTTTTGGCATAGTCTTCCCACATCTTTGCCACGTTTTTAGTTACACCTGCATTATCCACTAGTATAGAATTTTCATTTTTTAAGCCTTCTGTAGCACTTTGTACTGCTTCTCCCATAGATAGACTTGACTGTCTACCATAAGCGGCACTATCTTTAAGAGCAACCATTACTTGTTTTATTTGACTATCATCATAGCCACGCAAAGCGAGGTTTTTATATGCTGTAATGGCTTGCGTTGCTGGAATAAGACCATCAGATACGTAATCATTTATAAATTTTTGTGCTTGATTAAAGCTTCTACCTTGGCCATCCATAACACTTTTTAATCCAGTCATCGCATTTGTTAAATCGGTAGATGCTTTAACAGATGCTTTCCCAAAATTGATAATTGCAGCCACACCAAAAGCTATCCCAGTAGCAACTGCCATTTTTTTTAATGAAGATGTTATACCGCTCAAACCCTTACCTATCTGATTTGATCCGGTATTAAATCCTTTAGTATTAATATTAGTATCTATTCTTATACTACCATCATAACCTGCAGCCATTTAATCACCTGCCTTTCTTAAAAATTTCCATTAAAAAAGCACCTACATTTGTAAGTGCAAATTAATAATTATAGCATTTCACGATATGAGATATTGAATCTCTTTTTATGCTCTAACATGGCTAATCGGATCTTATCTTTCACCACAAAAGGATTTTCTACGTTGCTTAATACAAGCAGAGGAGTGCTTGCATCAATAGACATAATTTCAATATTTCCAATCCCCATTATTTTTTCTGTCAATGATTGCTTAACACTAAAATCTTTAATTTTATGCAATTCTATTTCCTCTTGCTTTTTAGAAAGCAGTCCGCTTTCTACGATTATTCTCTGATTAGTAAGTATATATCGTGTTGCATTTACATTCATTTGCGATTTAGCCTTGTCAATTAATCCAGAAGGCTGACACTCAAATAAAACTGTTTCCTCATTTTCTTCAATCGTACTTGTCGTACTCGAATTTAACGGAGTACCGCAGTTTGAGCAAAACTTTCCTGTTACTTCTTGACCACAATTAATACAAAACATACAACATCACCACCCTATAAATATGATGCTAAAATTATATCATATAGGAAAACAATGTCAATACTTGTCAGTATTATTTTATTAGCTCCATAAATTCATTAACCTTATTTTGCTCTTCAATACTGTATTTCTCTCTCAAATCAACAATATCTTTAATCTTAAAACAGAGCTCTCTTTCTTCCTTTGAGAGATTTCCTTTTGCCTTTTGCGTTCTAAGATAAATTAATCGGCTCATAAAACACTCTTCAGGCAACTCAATAAAAGCAAGAACAAATTCCCACCAGTGAACGAATTCTCCCTTGCTTAATCTGCCCTGCAGCACTCCATCAACTGCACGATAAATATATTTATCATCCTGAGTAAAGGAATATTTCCGTATTCCGTCACCTTCTGCAGAGCCTTGACTGATATCGCCACAATTTAAAAACTTTATTCCCTGTTTTACAGCTTCATTCATATTGTGTGGTACTTCTTTATACAGTAACTCAACTAAAATCATGCACTTTTCATATTGTGTGAGCTCATTATCTTCAAAGGCCATTATGATTTTTATTCCAGTTTGATAATTTGCATCAACGTCATACTCAACATCATTAATCTCAATCGCTGTAGGAAGTCCTTCAATCAGTATCATTTCATCACATTCTTTTTAATTGTTTTAGTATATTTATTTACTTTTACATTCCTCACCTTTTGAATGTACGGTGTTACTCCTTCAAAGAACTGCTCAAACATATCAAGGTTATTTGTATTGCCAAATACCGTTTGGCTTGTTCCTTCTCCAAATACAGTATCTATTTTTTCTCGCATATAGCCACATGTTTCTCTTAATAGCTCTAGCTTCTCTTTTAGATTTACCGGCACACCATAAGAATTAATCTCTGTATTTTTATCAATTTCAACCTCTTTTTGTTTATATTCCTTTTCTTTATTTTCAAGATCTGCAAGTAATTCATAAAGATTATTTACAAATTCTAGATCATTAGGATTAAAGGATACAACTCTGTTCTCGTCATCATTAATTGTCAGCCTTATTTCTCCTGTGTTAATATTAATATTATTCATAGCTATCTCCTATTTAAAAAGCCCCACATAAGCAGGGCTTAAATTCTATGCAGCTGTAAATGTCTTTGTACCTGGGGCAAATGTCCCATAAATTTTCTTTCCAATCCAATGTATATTAAATGGAATATCTAAACCAGAAGTACCACCGCCATAAGATTGCACTGCAATAACTCCCTTTTGTGTCCATGCTGCATATGTTACTGTCGAACTCTCGCCCGTTTTATCAAACACGTTTACGCAAAGGAAATTTCTTTCAACGTCCGACAATGTTTTTTCATTTTTAACTATTTCGTATAAAACAACAAATGTTTTACTGTCTTTTTTTGCCCTCATTGGAGATACTGATGTCTGCACCTCATATTTATCTAAGGTTGTTGACGTATTTCCTGTAATATCTGTTGTAGTCTCCACATTGGGATTCATTTCAAGTGACATTTCTTCCACTTTGTCTCCAATGAGTTCCCATTCTGGAGTAGTACCGTCTGCACTAACATCCATCAAGGTCATAAACTCTTCACGTTTTATATATCCTGTTCCTGCTATACTCATATTATCCCTTCTTTCTTATAAAGATTAATTGTATTTGTACCTGATACGTTCCAGTACCATCTTCATCAATATCAAACAGTAATATATTTGATACTTTTATTTCCTCTACCTGATAATTAGCCGGAAGTACCGGAAAATTCTCTTTATCATTTTGTTCTTCTATCCAGTCAGAAAAACTCTCTAAAAAATCATAGTTCTCTTGACGATCCACTTCATCCGCAGCAGCCTCTTTGGCATAGAAAACATAATTATTTTGATACGTCTTATTGCCTGTAATATCTGTAACTATTTTTCCATTACCAGCAGGAGCTAATGCGTAGCTAGATGGATTAGCATTTGTAGTATCAGTTAGCACCTGTGCAATAGGTCTTAACTCCATGCCGTCAAATGCTACCAAATAATCCTGTAAAGATTTAATTATACTCATATCCCACCTCCAGCTATAATAGCAGACTTATCTAAAATAGATTGCCCTTTATCTTTCTTCATTCTTTCAAACCAAAATGCACCTCTCATGGGAGCAAAGTAATAGGTTAGATCTTTATTTGTAACTTTCTTTGGAGCCTTGCCAACCATTACTTTGCCATAATACAAGTACCTTGCATATGGAGAGTTCCAAACAACCTCACCGCTACCTATTACAGTACCAAGGATACCGCTGGTTCTAAGCATTCCACTTTGAAATGGTAAATACGGTTCGGATAATCTTAAGACTTCACTGTCAACAAACATTTGAGCTTTTGAATATCTACCTTCCCACTTAGGTTGGAAGGTAGGGTTCCATTCAAGTTTTGCATTGCCATTTATAGTTTTAATTATCGTTCCTCTTGGCGTTTCAATTTTCATTATTTACCACCGACCTCCCAGTGATCCATTCCGCTACCAAAACTTTTATTGTCAGCTTTAGTGATTTTCAAGCAATCGTCAAACTTCTCTAATTCCTTTGAAGACTTAACCACTTCATAACCGATAGATCCTTTTATAATTGTGTCACCTGATTGCAAAGTCCAGCGTACTTTTTTATCTGTTAGTGCTTGCCATCCCTTTGGGTTCACAAACACCTTATCTACAGTTACAAAAGCAGGAATTAGTATAGTTACACTATCAGCATTTTCAAGTCCAGTTTTCCTATAGTTAGAACCCTTAACACTGTCCCAAAACACACCCGTTAATACAGTGCGTTGCCACTTTTCTACACCAGCATCATTATATTTATTATAAATTGTACAAGTATCATTAAACATTATATCCACCTACTTAATAGACCGGTTCTGGATAAATACAAGCTTGCTGCATCATATAACTTGCTATCTGAGCTCTTTGCTTTAATTGCATAGGTTCTTGACCAACTACCAACGCTTTGACTTTGTAAATCTCCGCCGCGTTCATTAGTCAGCCATGCATCAGCTACAGCACAAGCAGCCATTTTAACGGCATCATCAGCAGAGTAGGAGGATGCTCTGCCTTGAGTAATGCTGTCTATATAGCTGCTAGCTCTTGTTTCCAGCCTATCAAAATCAGCTTCTATAATGGCTTTGCCTTTGTACGTTTCAGTATAGAAAGTATAATCCGCATAAGCCATAATTTAGCCTCCTATTCTACTTGTTTATCAAGACTTGATGCATATAACCTTTGTGCTCTTTCTGCATTGTTCTTGCAGTCAGATATATCAATCCCAAGTTCCGCTGCAGCTGCTTCCAGTTCAGCAGTTTTCATCTTCATAAAAGGATTTTCAACTGGTGTAACTTCCTCAACAATTAAACCTTTTGCCTTAAATCTCTCAGCAAGATATTTGTTATCCGTAGTCCCCTCTCCGTTCATAAATAAAACAGAGAGGTAAACACCTTTAAATTTTCTTTCATTAGGAAAATTTATTTTAAACATAAAATACCCCTTTCTTATTGAACCTTAATTTTTCTAAATACTCCAGCTTTTCTGCTGTTCTTTAATACAACTGCAGCTGCCATTTCAACTTCAACTTTCTTAACTGCACCTGGTTGAGTCATATCAGGAAGATATGTGTTTACAATTTTTGCACCTGCAGGTGAAACGCCATGAAATCCATCTAGTCCAAAAGCTGCTGCATAAAGATCTGTTGTACCTGCTGTACCATCAATAGCAATTGTTGGTACTGTGCCTGTGCCATTGTAATAATGTCCAAGGTCAACTAGAGGTATACCGTTATAACCAAGTACTTTTCTTCCAAATGCATCTTCAGATTGAGTAAGGTATCCTGCTCTTCTTGCTGCACTTCTAATTTTTGTCATAAGCTTACTGTTACCCATGAGCATCCCTGGTTCACCATCAAATGCCGAAAGAAACTCATCAAGCATGTCAAGAAATGTCTTGTAGTTTGTATCAAGTAAGGCAGATGTTGATAGGTCTAATGCATTAATTGTGTTATACTCTGTGCTTGAGCCTGTTAGCATAACATCCAACCCATCAAATTCATCAGTTTTTACGGTTGCATCTCCATTAATTGTTGTGTAATGAAATAAATTAGTTGCCCCTTTAACTTTTTCTTTAAGTTGAAAGTCCATTTCATTAATAACTCCACTTGTACTTTGAATAATTCGGTCTATGCTTGCAGAACCACCAAATATTTTGATATCTGCAGTTGCTTTCTCACGTTTAGCTTCTTGAGAAGTGTATTCTGTATTAAGTGCTCTAAATCCTGCAGTAGCTGGAGTAAGCAACTTAATATATCCGTATGTTAATGTTGAACCACCTGTCCCAGGTGATACAGTGTCGTCAAATGTTAATTTATCAAGTAGTAAAGACGAGCGTCTGAACTCATCAATAACAAATTGATCTACTTTGTCGGCCATTCCTACTTTTGCTTCTAATAATGTAATCATCTAATTCTCCTTTTTTATTTGAATTTTTCTTGCAAAGCGCCTAACAAGCTTGTTGGTCCTGTTTCAGGTGGATCTTGATGAGGTTTACCGCTGTCAACTTTTACTATAGTCGTATCTTTAACCTCATCAAACAAATAAGCCGCATCAGTCTTTAGCTTTTTCAACTGATCATCAAGTCCTAGAAGTTTCTCACCATCTATTTTAATAATAGAAGCATCAAGCAATGCCTTAACCGCTTTGGTATTCTTTGCTTTATTTGATACAAGAGCCATTTCTAAAGCACTATCAAGTTTAATTTGTGACGTATCAGCATTGTATTTTGTTTCCCAATCTGCAGCATCTTTTTTAAGCTTCTCAACATCCACACCATCAAACTTTTTTACTGTATCCTGTAGATCTTTAATTGTTTTATTAGCAGCCTCCACTTTTGAAGTCTCTAATGTCGCTTTGGATTTTTCTGATTCAATGTCCTTGCCGTTTTCAGCCATGATTTTATCTATAACATCATCAGCAAGTCCTAATTCTTTTAAATATTCTCTTTTCATATATCTCCTTTCAACTACGCTTTTTTACGAGGTTGCACCTCTGTTGCCTGCTCTTTTTACGCCTGCAGGTTAGCGAAATTTTACATAAAAAATAAGCCTGTTTAACGTCAGTGCTTCATGACGAGATACTGGATCATCTCCTTAAAAATGGGGATTAAAAAAGCATCTGTTATTTTGTTTAACAAATGCTTTTTATGCTTTATAGTTTTTTATTGAATTAAATAAATCAGTTAGTGTTCCTTTTTCATCGTCCTCAACTATTTCCCACTTACCGCCTTTTGAGCTACCGTCCGTAGGTCTCGGATTAACTACAGAATATAAGTAATCTTCTTCGCTATCATCAATTACTCTTAGCATTCCACTATCGAAACCAAGGCATTTATAAACCTTACCGTTTGTCAGCTCATCCACTCCAAAGCTTTCTCCTATATACTTTAATTTCATTTTTCTTTCAACCCCTTCAATTTAGCTCTGTATTGTTTCCCATTATATTCATACCAATGAACCTCATACAATCCATAACTACTTTCTACCGTTCCAGTTTTCTTTTGCCACTTCCAATAATCGCCTCCGTATGTTTTTGATAAATCTTTAGCAACTCTTATATTAACAGAAGAACCATATCCAGCCATAACATGAACATTGGTTGCAGTTACCCCGGATGGAACTATTCCTTGCTTGGAAGTATTTTTTGATATTATATCATAATCAACCTTATTTTGCAATTCAATATTCTCAGCTTTTAAAGTTTTAGGTTGAGTTGGCTTGATATTATTTTCATACTTTATTCTTTCCTTTTCTTTGCGAATAACCCAATCTGTTTTTCTTGCTTCGCTATTGCTAAATCCAGGTATCTGTTCCCTGTCAGTCTGACGCTTAAGTCCCGTTTGCTTCAAAAAACTACGCTGCTCATCTTGCCATCTTACTATCTTTGATGCAGCTTCATTAGTAGGCTGTCCAGCAACTTCCATTCCAGTATATTCTCTTTTCCACCTACGTATATTCCTTTCTATGGTCCTTTGTTTTTGCGAAGCTTCATACTCTGTAAGTTTTTCGCCATTATATTCATATTTCTTGGCATTCATATCATCAAGTTCAGCTTTTGTATAAGCCGGTTCTGATAATCCCTCAAAGAATGGATAAAAACTATGTCTACAATTCCATCCTCCTAAGCCTGGTCCTGTTCCGTATCCAGTCTCAAGTTTAAAATCTGGATATTTAGTACTGTTGCCTGAACGACTGAATACTTTTCCTTGCCATCTTGCGTGTGATGGTCTTGCACCTGCATGAGCAGATGTTTCAACAAGATCACTACCCATTTCATCAGCTCTTGCATCTTGCATCTTTAAAGCTGTTTGATTAATTCCTGTTATAACTGCACGTCTTACTGCTGATTCAATATAGTTTATATGTCCATTAGGATATTCGACTGCTGCAATACCATTAGATGCTAAATCTTTTACTGCAGTTCTAATTGCAGTATTATAATCAAATGCTCCTGTTGTTATTTGCAAATACGCTCTATCAAGAATTCTTTCAAACTGTTTAGAGCCTGTTTGTGCTGTGGTCCTGGTTAAGTTTTCAAACAGTCCATTTGTATTATTTATTCCTGTTTCAAGTATTGCAATTAATGCAGGTGACTGCTCAATTGTTAATGGATTAAGTCCAGCTTTCTTATATATTGCATCATCTACTTTTATAGTCTTATATCCTGCATCTTCCATCAAGACCTTAAGCTCGCCCTTACTGTACTTTGTCATTGCGGATAGCTTTTTTAATATTTCACCATGAATATTTCCCATCTCAAGTAGTTTATTATATTGATGTTGAGCTGATGGTATAAAATAGTCATAAGTTGAAATACGTCTTGCAATATCAGCAATAATATCAGATTCTGCTTTCGAATAGAGTTCTACAAGATTATCTGGATATTTATCTAATTGTTCTGGAGTAAGCATTATTTGCCACCACCTAGACCCATAAGTTCTTCATCAGTCTGTTCTACTCCTATCATCTTCTTTGCAGTAGCTTCATCTTCACCATACCACTTCATACGATATTCATACTTCTGCAGTATACCTTCTCTCATTTCTTGAAGATCTCTCAATCTCTCTGACTCTTTGTCTATGATATAACTATCATCAAAATTGATTGAGACATTTGCATCAGGATTAACAGATTGTCCTAAAATTTCTTTACCTGCCCACAAAATAGCTTTAACCAGGTCTTGTAATGCTTTTTCTACTACGATATAGTGTTTACTTGCATTCTGTATAAGTTCTTGCTTATCACCCGAATACTGGGTAGCTGTTACTATTGTACCTGCATTGAACTGATAATGCTTTGTTCCAAGACCGCATTTAAAACTTAGATAATCAAGCTGTGCTTGAATACCGTCTTTGTTTTCTTGTACTCTCAACGTAGGATTGAACTCTTGAATTAATTCCTTTTCTTTATCAATGTTTCCATCCCCTACTTGCATAAATAACTGCTGCATAACATCATCAGGAGTTATTGACCTACCCTCTGAATCCCTTTTTATTAGGGTTTCATTATAGAATACTTTCTTACCACCTAGCTTGAAGTCTCTACATAGATTATTAAATGCTAAATCTACACCCATAATATTGTCTATAGCGTGAGCATATATTGACATTCCTAATCCGTTTGATTTATCAAAGGTATTTGATATGTTAGGCTTTATTATAGAGAATAATGCTATATCGGATCCTGTATATATAACTGGAGCTATTCCTGCAGGTAATGGCTGCTCTTGCAGTTGTTCATTTTCATACTTGAAATACTGATTTGTGATTCGGTAGCCCGTATCAGCTAATTCATGAATTTCAAGGTATATAAATTTTTTACCCTTTTCTAATACCTCTGATACAAATGCAACTTCTATAATTCTGTTATTCCTGATTGTTAAAGGTATTATATTCAATGCTGTTAAGTAATCTATATGTATTTTCGTGTTAGCATCTTTGACTATAGATTCACCTTGTAACATCATACCCGATAGCTTTAATACAAATGCACCTGTGCCACTATAAAAAGCTTTTTCAACAAGTTCATTGCCCTGTTGCCAAAAGCTATTATACCCGAGTACTCCACCAGTCCCCTGCTCGTCCTCCTTACCCTGGACAAATTCACTTGATACTTTATCATCAATAACTATCTGTGTTTTTTCATTTAGTAGGATGCTTGCCCAGTCCTCTGAAACTTTCTTAGCCATTTTGAGAGTAAAGAGTTTTCTTTTGATTGATCTATCGCCATTAACCTCATTGAATTCATGAAACGGCTTATAGAACCCTTTCCACCATTGACGCCATTCCTCTATATTCTGGTAGTAATCAGATGGTATTGTGTATCCTTTTGTTTTATTTAAATATTCTACTATTGTGCTTATATTCAATATGTCACCTCCCTACCTTGGTATTAGTTTCTTCATGAATCTTTCCCAGCTATACTCAAATGCATCCAGGATATCTATATCTGAAGTAAAATCATCTAATCTAACATCTTTACCCTGCTCTGCTGCTTTTGCATCCCATACTGCAGACTGTAAACCATCAATTAACAATGTACAATCTTTATGAACAAACAGCCTTATCATGTTTAGTAATGTGTTAGCACAGTAAATACGCTGCACTATTTCATTCTTAGCTGAATCACCTATTTTAATTGGCAACCCTGCTTTTGCGCATGCTTTCTTTAAACTGTTAATCAAATACTGTGCTTCACTGTCCGCAAAGCAATATTCAATATAAACTCCTGGATATTCGGCTTGTAACCTCTGATAAAAACCTATGAATTCACTATTAACTTTATCAGAATCTATATCGCCCTTTTGACCTTTGATATTATGATCCTTAAGTACTGTTAACTTACTAAAGTTACGATGCACCGCTGTAGCAACAAATGTAGTCAATGATCTATTACCACCAAAGTCCACTCCTATTGAAATAAAATCAATGTCCTTACAATATTTTTTCTTTTTTTCTTCATCTTTGAAGCTGATTATCCATTTATCAGGATTATTTGCAAACTGTGCATAAATAACACCCTCAGCTGCTACCCATAAGCCAAGTATGAAACGTTTAAAAAAGACACCTGAAAACATGCTTCGGTATCTCTCTTTAATCTTCTCTGATAAGCTTAAATTGTCATCCATTGTGAAATGAAGATACAATAATTTTTTTTCAACTATCTTGTCAATCCAGTTAATCTTAAACCAATGCTTTGGATTATCCGGGTTGCAGTTGAACCAAAACTTTGAACCGTCAACTGAACAACGACCTACTGCCTGGTTAACAAAACTCTCAGGCATAAGTGCAACCTCATCAAAAAAACAGCCTGCAAGAGTGATACCTTGTATCAAATCTTGTGACCGTTCATCTTTACCACCAAATATATAAAAATAGTTAGTAACATCACCTTTACTAACTATAACTAAATTATCTGCTCTATGATCCTTGACTTTGTATCCTCTTGACCTGAGCATAAGCTTCAACCAAAATAGAACGTTACGTCTGAATGACCCTATAGTCTTTCCACACATACCTAAGTTTTGTTGCGTGAATGTCTCCATTGCCCAAATAACGAATGACAATGACATTGATAGAGTTTTACCTGAACGAATAGCTCCATCTGCAATTATGCCGTCTTTATCTTTAACCGGTGAATTCGGAAGCCACCAGGTTAATACTTTAAGTTGTTTGTTAGAGAAGGGTTTGAATTTAAATATAGCTTTTTTTATTCCTGCCATACTTCATCAACCTTTCCTGATAAAGCTTCTACAAAGCCATCATCTTCAGTAGTTTCATTGTCATCTAAATTAGCCTTAACTTTCAATACTGCAATTCGTGTCTTTTGTTCTTCTGTAGCAAGTTCCCAATTCTTATGCAATAACTCATCATATTGCTTGATCATACTTTCAAACGTCTTCATTGCCTTTGATTGAGCGTTGAGAAATGTAGCGTGCTTATCCCAAGCCTGCTGTACTTCCCATTTCTCACTACTTCCAGAATCGCTATAACCTTCACCTATTTTGGTTGTAGTCGTATCTTCCTGATCTCTGACATACATAAGTTTTTGAGCTCGTATAATAGCAGTATATTGCAGTTGTATATTATCCCAAAGAAGATCTAACGGGTTAGCTGATTGAATAGCACCCATGATTTGCATTGTTTCCTCAGGGAGCCATTTAGTCAAGAACCCATGTTTTTCTGCATTCTTATTTTGAGGTGGTCCTGTAGCATTTTTATTGCCTGGCTGCGCACCTCTTTTAAGGGTGCACCCTTTTTGAGTTTCGGGTGCACCCTTTTCCCTTGTCCATTTATTTCGCTTCTGCCATGACTTAACTGTATTCAGTGATACATTGTACTTCTGTGCTATGTCTTTATATTTCATGCCCTTCTGGTAATCCTCAAATGCGAATTCTTTATTATCCGGACTTCTTATTTCTCCCACACCACCACCTCATTCGTCGTTATGTTATATTAAAAAAGAACCCTAGTTAAGAGTTCTTTTCATTCTAATTTTATAATTTTATTTTACTGAGTGAAAATAATTACTGCAACTACTAAGATTATTAAAATCCCAATTAACATTATCAGATAACTCAAACATATTGTATTTAATATAAATGCTATAATACATAATACTATGTTGACTATCATCTTCACTTTAGATATGTCTTCGTAAGCTTCATAACCTCCATAACTTCCATAATAGTCGTCATAGTCTAATATATCTTTTATTATCGGTATCTCCATGAGATTAGATATTAGTAGTATGCTAAATAAAAACCATGCCACTATGCCTACTAGAATTGCAATGAAATAATCACCCGGATTCATGAAACAAAATTTTATTGCTTCTAATAACCCTGCAGGTCTCTCCAAACCTTTAATAGAAACAAAATATAAGACAATGCACAGTACCTGAATACCAAAAAATATGTAATACCTGTTATTTCTCTGAATACCCTTTATTTTATAAAAAAACTCTTTCATACTTTTATCCCCTTTTTATTTATGCTATATAATATATCGGATTAATTATGTAAATGTTAATACTCGTATTAAAAAAGAACCCTGTTAGGAGTTCCATAAACCTTACTTATAAATATAATTTTATCATTTAGGCTCTTACTAAAATATTCTACTACTCAATGTTTTGTAATAAGTTTCGATTTTTTCTTCTGCATTATTTTCATTAAATGCGATTCTGAGTATTTCAGTAAATTCTGTTATCCCAATATCAAAATTTCCTTGTCCATACATTCCAAATTTCCCACCTAATATCTTTTGAGCCAATTTATTGCACTGCTCATCTGATAATTTAATATTCATCATCATTGCAAAATCCTCCATTTATGCATAATATTTTACCATCATTATACATCGGAAAACATTACCTGTCTACAGTATTCTACATAAAAAGACACACGCAAAATTGCCAAATTCTTTATAATCCTATCTTTAATATTGAACAAGAACTTTGTTAAGAGTTCCTTTTCAATATTTTATTCTGATTTCCAAAACGAAAAATATATATTTTTAATCGTTATTAACATTAGTAACAATACATGTACGAGAAAAGCAATATCAATAGCTATAATAAACTTTATTATTATATCATTACATATATACATTAGAAATTTTTCTAAAAATATTAATAATAAAAATGCTATTTCTAAAAATAAAGTATATGTTATTTCAGATATCAAAACTTGATATAAAGTACAATAATCTTTACGATTTTTGAGAATATATTCGCTAGATAATGTTTCTTTTAAACCATCTACATTTTTACTACTACTAGTAACTATTATTGATAAATATGCCATATTAAAACTTATAAATAAAGATAATACTATTATAAGCTGGTTTAAAATATCTAAAACAAAACCATCTAAAGTAAAACTTCTTGTTGTTACCACCACAAAATCTATCATAAAAAACATCATAGCAACTAATATTGGAACAAATATAAAAAATACTAGTTCTTTTTTTTGTGTATGTCTCATTGAATAGAAGTCTTTTACCGGATCAAATATTTCAATAATATATTTTTTCAACAAATCACCTCATTCTAAAAAATAACTACTCAACCAATAAGTAAAGTTTTTCGAACATATCTTCAGAGTCTACTTCTCCAGTTATCAGTTCTTGAAGAACTTCAATTGGATATTTCTCTTTCATTTTTTCTGTGTCAAACGTTAATGGGTCTTTAGTTTCCCTATCACCATTAACAGTTATCCTTTTTATTGGCATATTTTTATTATCGTACATTTTATAAAATTCTTTAACCGTATCACTTAAAATTCCATTCCCATATGCTGATGGCCTTAAAACAATATCAACATCATTTGATATGTCATCTCTCCCAGCAAAGCGCTTATTATCCGAAACTCCTATATCACATTGATCTACTGTTAAAGTAACTGCTTTGATTCTTTTTAATTTTCTTAAGGATTCTAAAAAGTCTCTCGAAACAATATTATCATAAGACATTTTATAAAAAATCATATCCTTATTATCGTGATTTTTTTCTATAAAATCATTAATATATTCAATAGCTTTAGAAAAACTAATTCCATCTTTAGTATATTCACTTAATCCAATTGCCCCATTATCATCCTCAAATTTAATTAAAATATGGCTTTTCTCTAAATCACCATCGTCTATTTTTTTCAATATTCCTCTATTTATAAATGTTTTTGTATTAATAACAGTCCTCATTGAAGAATACTTAGCAGATAAAAATTTCAATTTTATTATGTGTTTATCACTATCATAAAAAAAATGGTCTAAAAATATAACCTTATTCTCTTTTTTAAAATCCTTCGATTTTTTCTTTCTATTTAACTTACTCACTTTTGTTAATATTTCAACAATATCTTCTTCATATGAATGTAACTTTTTAACATCTTTAATTCTTTTAGGTTTTATTTTAATATCATATGCATAAATAGTTCTGTTCATACCGAAATTACACCCCAAATAGTTTTTATTTAATCATACATCCTAATAAATTAAATTTCAACATAATTACTAAAATTTAACAATATTCTACATAAAAAGACACTACTTTCCAGTAATGCCTTTTCACAGGGGGTTTTACAAATACCGACTTAAGTTTGTCAACTTCGGTAGCTTAACAATAACACAGATTTATAGTGGCATTCAATGGTCAACTTTTTTTATTTTAATGACATCTAAAGCCTTCTCGTGCAATCGATACAGCCATCTTAAGTCAATATTTTTATCTACCGCAATTTGCTCATATTTTTTTAAATCAAGATATCTACATTTTAATATCTCTCTTTGCATCGGATTTTTAACTCTATTTATTTTATTTTCTATTTCACTTCTTAAACATAATAGCTCATTTATGTCCTGATTGATTGTCTGCTCAATATCGTTAATACTTACTATGCCGTCCTCTATTACATTGCTCCTGTTGCCGCTTCTTGGCATGTCCGATAGAGTACCAGTAACATTAAATATCTTGCTTTTGCAGTCTTCCATGTATTTTATTTTTCTGTCTATCTCTGCATTTAAAAATTTATATTGATTAAGATATTTTATTTTTTCTCTATGCTCTGCTGTTAATATTTTAATCACTCTCCTTACTATTTTTCTCCCAGCACTTACATAAACCATCTTTTCTAACTAATTCTGAAAAATATGCTGATATTTTATTTGTACATACCAGATCCCCTATCATAGTTGTATTTTTATTTTTACAGTTATCACATTCTTTTTTCATTTCATCCTCCAAGCTTATTTAATAATTCTATAATCTCTTTTGTATATTTCAGCAGCCATTGACTTTTATCTTTATCGTACTCTGATTGTTTGTCCCATAAAGTATTTGAATTGAATTCAGGTCTCATTACATAACCAGCATTACTCTTAAGTAATCTTAATCCACTACACCTGAATCCATGAAGTATATATGCTAGATCTTGATTCATGTCATAAGCACGTTTTAAAAACCAATCCCACTCTTCACTGTCTTGTTTTAAATCCGGTCTTGGATCATCCATAGTTAGCGCCTCCAAATTTCTTAATGTCTACAGTCAGGACAGTCATCATAATTATCACCATGCGGACAAATATCATCTCCATATAAATTTTCAATCTTGATATAAATACCAGGTCTATCCGCCCAAAACTTCTCTGTTACCTCAGAAGCCACCAAACTATCATCAGTCCAATATTTTAAGTCTGTCATAACATCCTTAAGCATCTTAATTAAATTATCTGTATCTGGTTTAGTTGTTTTATAAATTCCGTCTCCATGTTTACCGGAAGGAAAGAGCCATTTTGTTGTTAATCTTACAGCTGCAGTATATTTTTCTTCAGGTATATGTTTAGCCAGGTGAGCCATTAACTTAGAGCGTACTGCTTTGAGTTCAGCTGGTTCATAAAATATTGGCTTACCTTTTACAACTCGTACCTGTTTCTCCTGGTGCGTTTTAGTTGGTGTTATCATCGGCATAAAGAACTCAGTCCTCATTTTTTAATTCCTCAAATGCATTAGCCTGACTATCGGTTGCTTGAGCTAATGTATTTATTGCACATTCATTTAACTCTGTTACATACCACATACATTTTTTTTCTATACACACAGCCTTCATTATAGGGCAATACTTATTTTCCATTTTTTTTACACCCGCCTTTTTTTATTTTTTCTGCTTTGTCAAGGATAGGGGAAGGAGTCGTCGTGCGTGAGCTATCGCACGACTTCTTGTCCCCTTGACCGTGAGGGAGAGCCGAAAATACATATATGTAATATATGGTTTCGGCTCGTCTACCGAAAAACCGACTTTTACCGTTTTTTCGTCTCATTGCCGAAATTGCCGAAAGTATCGGTTTTTAGTCTATTTACTTATTGTCGAAAACTCGTTTTTTCGCCTATATTATAAAATTGACGAAATCAACAAACTACCGTTTTTTAGTCTAAAAAATCGAAAGTCAAAATGCCGTTTTTTCGTTCGTTTATTTCTTTCCGACTTCCCCATTATCAACCCAATATCCACCATGTTCTTTTATATAATTTCTTACGCTATCTTCCGATTTGCCCATATGCTCAGCTAAGTCTTTTACTGTAACCTTCCCATTTATACCCTGTGCTTCATAAGCTGTTTCTAGTGATTGCTTGCGTTCCTCTTTAAGTTCTTCCTTTGATTTTTTACGTCCTAAATTCTTTTGCCAAGGAGCCTTTTCCCCTTCGGTATCTACAGTTTTCAAGACTCCTACGTGATCCACATTATGAACTGGATAATCAAACCACAAATTAACTGGTGCAAATTTTGGAAACTCTCTTAATGTTCCTTCGATTCTCCACGCTGACCGCTGCTGTGCTAGCTTTTTAACTGTTTCAACTTCCTTATTTAGTTGCTGATACACTTCAGGCCTTAATTGTATCTTACTGATTTCTAACATCCTACTGCTGGAGCACAAATCGTCTCTTGATACTTCTTCATCCCAATTACAATTATCAAGGTACTTTTTAAGCCAATTCTCACAAATTTTGCAAATAGCATTGTTCTCTGTTTGTTTCAATAAGTTATCATTTAATTCTAATTCAATAAGGTCCAAGAGAGCATCTGGATCACGAGCAAACACGCCACTCCCTGATGCCCTGTCCATACTCTTTTTATTACCCTGACCGCCTTTTGAATGATGGTGGCAATAAATAACTGCAGAACCTAATTCAGTACATACCTTATCAAACTGATTACAAAATGTTGCCATCTGGTCCGCACTGTTTTCATCACCGGTAATAACTTTGTAAATAGGATCAATAATTATTGCTATATAATTCTTTTTTTGAGCCCGCCTTATTAACTTTGGAGCCAGCTTATCCATTGGTACTGACTTACCCCTAAGATTCCATATATCTATGTTTTGAAGATTATTAGGCTCCCATCCAAGAGCATTGTACACATCTTTAAATCTATGTAAGCAACTTGCTCTATCTAACTCTAGGTTTACATACATAATCTTACCCTGAGTACAATTCCAGTTTAGCCACTTTTTACCTTCAGCGATAGCACAACTCAATTCTATTAAAGAAAATGATTTACCTGCTTTAGATGGACCTGCTAAAAGCATTTTATGACCTTGCCTAAGTATTCCATCAATTAAAGATGGTGCTAAGTCCGGAAGATTGTCCCATACACTAGCCATGCTTTCCGGATCAGGTAAATCATCATTAATAGATTCAATCCATTCTTGCCATTCTTTCCATGACTCTTTACCGATATTTGTATCAGCGAGAAATTGCTTATTTCCTTTTCTCATAATGCCAGGCATGCGGCTAAGTCTACTAGGATTTCTGTTTTGATTATCAACCTTTAATCCGTTTTTTTTACAAATGTTATATAAATAATCTACCCGTTTTCTGTACTCGTCATAGTTGCCTGCGTCAATTCTAACAATGGCGTGAAGACTTTTACCTCCACTGTGTACCAAACATGCTATTGGTAATTCAAGTTCTCTATAAATAGCATTCTGTTGGTCTACTGGCATATCATCAGATTCAACAAGCGCATACCTAAAATCTGTAACATTATCATTTTTAACACCTTTACCATCTAATGGGTTGAACCTTATCCAGGCACCAGCTTCTTCTTTATAATCACCTAATACAGAGCCTATGTCACCTTTACAATTATTTAGCAGCTGTATTAATTCACCTGCAGTCCTGTCCCATGCTCCTTTTGTCGGGAGATACTTACCGTCTTTCTCCCAACTATCTGTCACATATCCTACATTTTCAGATGCTTCAAACAATATTTCTAAATACTTTACAAGTTGGCCAACAGGATCCCAATCATTCGGCTCCTCAATGTCTTTACCTTCAAGCCAGTTTCTGTCTACAATTACTAATTCGTCTTTTGCTCCTATGATGTCGTCCCATTCTAGCGCTTTACTTTCACTATTATTAATATATTCTTGTTTAGGAAGCCATCCCTGGTTTCTTGCCATTTGTACAATAGATCCTGCAGTAACAGGTTTGGCAGTTCCACGAAAGCTGTCCCATTTTTTGAAACATTCTCCTGGATGATATCTATTACTATCTCTCTGACTCCACATATCCCAATCAAAAGCTGTCTTGCCATCGTCCTTTAATGCCATCCCTACAGATACCCATTCCTGATAATCTAGTAGTGATGGATCAACGCAATCCAATATCTCAATTAAATTATATTCCATTCACTACTCACCTCTTTTGGTATATATTCAGGCTTGAATTCATTAGGTATAATGTCTCTAGGTACTTTCCAACCATTAGCTGCAATTCTATCAATTAAATTTTTTGCACCTTCAAATTGCCAGGTACCCACCTTATTAAACCCTCTACTTTCCAAAAATCTAATTTGCTTAGGAGTAGTTAAGCCATCCCAACGTCTCTTATCAAGTCTTTCAAGTAATTTAGTAGCTTTACCTGCATTATCAATTTCATCAGGAAATATTCCCATTTTTTCAAGTGTTTTAATTTGCTTGTCAGAAGGTGGTCCCATTTCCCAACCAAATGTAGGAACATAGCTTGCTAAATCTTCGGCTTGGATACTCATTTCAAATTGTAAAGGATCAACTAATTTTCGTTTACGGCTTCTCATTTCTTTAAGTAGTTTAGCAAGGGCTTCTTCACGTTGAGATACTACATCCTCGGTTGCTTGTTGTTCAGCTTCTTCTATATCTACAGGACAACCTGCTTCTTCAATATTTTCAGTCATCTTTTGTGCAATTTCTTCATTTTCACATATCAGGTGAGCTGGATGGCAAAGTTCATGGCGTTCTGTATGCCATAAAAAATCTAGTAAAAGTAAATATTCTTTACCAGGGAATAGCCTTGTCCCACGCCCCACCATTTGGCTATATAAGCTACGTACTTTAGTAGGTCTAAGAACTACAATACAATCTACAGATGGACAATCCCAACCCTCGGTTAATAACATAGAATTACATAGCACGTTGTATTTACCTGAGTCAAAATCTGCTAATACTTCCGCTCTGTCTTTGCTGTCTCCGTTTACTTCTGCAGCTTCAAATCCTTTAGATTGTAAAATGTCTCTGAATTTTTGACTAGTCTTTACAAGAGGTAAAAACACTACTGATTTTCTATCCATACAGTACTTAGCCATTTCATCAGCAATTTGGTATAAATAAGGATCTAATGCAGTTCCTAAATCACTTGTTTTGAAATCTCCTGCTTGTTGTCCTACTCCAGTAAGATCTAACTTAAGAGGTATAGTTTGTGCTTTAATAGGAGTTAAATAACCCTCTTTTATTGCCTTTGGTAAAGTATATTCATATGCTAGGCTTTCAAAATATGTACCTAGATTTTTCATATCTCCACGATCAGGAGTAGCTGTTACTCCTAAAACTTTAGACTCTTCAAAATAATTTAATACCTTTTGATAACTATCTGAAATGCAATGATGAGCTTCATCAACAATAATGGTGTCAAAAAAATTCTTTGGAAATTGAGTAAGACGCTTTTCCCTCATAAGGGTTTGAACAGATCCAACAACAACTCTAAACCAACTCCCTAAGCAACTATCTTCTGCTTTTTCTACTGCGCATTTAAGACCTGTAGCTTGACTTAATTTATCTGCTGCTTGATCAAGAAGCTCTCCACGGTGAGCCATGATTAAAACACGCTCACCATTTCGAACACAGTCTTCTGCAACACCCGAGAAAACTATTGTTTTCCCAGTACCTGTTGGTAGCACCAATAGAGTTTTTTTGTTTCCCTTATCCCATTCACCCAGAATTGCTTCTCTAGCAGCCTGTTGATAGGGTCTTAGTTGCATGACTAAAACCTCCCAGCCTGAAAGTTTACATTTTTATTATCATCTGGTTCATAGAACTTTTTGATTTCGTTAAATGTCATTTCAACACCATTATCATTTTTCCATTTCTTAATTCCTACTTTTGCTCTGCCTCTTGAACCTACGACTGCATTCCAGTTCATACTAACTTTTTCACCTTTTTTACGTTGACCAATAGCTGTAAAAAATGCACATAACATACCTTCGGTTTTACTATGTAGGAATAAATTATGTTTTATTGTAGATATTCCTTCAGGCCCTTCTATTTTAATGTGTACTACTGCTTTGTTGCATGCTGGCAATTTTTCACTACCTGCGTGTCTAGCTCTTTCGAATTCTGTTACTTCAAAGTCATAGTCACCTTCAGGTAAAATTGTAAATTCCGGTCCATCCTTTTCTATCTGGTCATCCCAACCTATTTCTCTTTCAATATCATTCATATTTGCATTCTCCTTTATAATTTAGTCTTTTCAAAAGGTATTTCATCGTCAGCAACCGGTGTAAATATATCCCTGCTATCTTCAATCATTTTAAATACTTGTTCCCAAGCCCCCACTAATACACCAGTTATAAAATTAGGATCATAATTTTCAATTGGTGTATTGTGTGGATAATATCCACGATTAGCAACTACATCTTGAATTTCTTCCACAGTTACATCGTTAGCTTTCATTAAGTCAGCCAGAGCCTTTGGGACATCTTTTAAGTCAGCTTTAGGTGTTATAGTTGTACGATTATTATTAGTTTTCTGTTTTATTATTCCTTTTTCATATTGAGCTTTTGTTATTTCATTTGACAACTGGAAGTCAGCATCTGTTGGTATAACTTCACCTTTTTTACAAATGAAATACGCATCACTTTCAGGATGATAGAAATATGTATCCTCTTTGAATTTTCGAGGTTCATTAATCGTTTTTGTCTTAAGTAACTCAACCTTTACTGTTTGAGTTACAGTTGACTGGTTGTTGTCAAATATATGAGCTATTTTGCTATAGTCAAATGGTAGCTCATCAGGAAGATCATGTCTGTTCTTTGCATCCCACCAAGGTGTGTGATTTGTATACATTACTCTTAAACCACCTTGAGCTTTGTTCTTTCCTTTAGTTGCGCCCTGATTATCTACATTGACTACATATAGTTTGTAGTTAGCTAAAAGTAAGATATCTGCCCATTCTTTTAGAAGTGGCATAGTCTTCTTTTCAAGTTTAAGCTGCCAATGATCATATCCGCCAATCTCTTCAGGTTGTTCAATTTTCTTTATTTCAGCATGAGCTGTGACAACTACATTAATTCCTATTTCAATAATATCTTGAAGCTGATTTAAAAATCTTCCAAATTCCTCTTCTAGATATACATAACCTTTACCGTAGCCGAAATCTTCGATTCCTTTTACATTAGATTTTGAACAAATATGTTCAGAGCAAAGTCTTTCAGCCCAATCTGCTGTATCAACAACTAATGTTTTACAGATTTTAGGATTAGCCTTTACATAAGCTATTTGCTGAAGTACCATTGTCCATGATGATGGTTTGGGTAATCTAGCTACATCCATACGCACTGTGCTATCCTCTGTATCAATAAACAAAGGGTCTGGAAACTTAGATGCAAAAGTTGATTTTCCTACACCTTCGGGACCATAAATAACTACTTTCTGTGGTTTGCTTAATTTGCCTCTTGTTATTTCCATGATTAAAATTCACCTGATTTCCATGTTGGTATTTCTTCTTTTACTTCAATTTTCTCAGCTCCTGCAACATAACCATCTTCAATGATAATGCTGCATTCATTGCCTGTTGAAACCCTTGTAGCTATTGCTTGTAAGCCTTCTTGCTCTAACCATTCACCAAACTCTTTTAATGTGTCCAGGTCCATTTGTTCCAACTTATCTAATAAGATAAATCCGCATTTTGGATTTAATCCTCTGACAATGGCTGTCGATACTTTTAATTGGTCTGAACCGCTTAGATTGTCCCATTTGAAACCGTTGTAAGTCAGTTCTCCATCTACTACAGATAATCCAGGTAATGGTAAGTTAGCACCTTTCAGTAAGTCAATTTTAGATTGTCTTACTGTATCTATTTTTGATGTTAAGGTATTATATTGGCTAGTGTAATCTAAAGCATCCTCTTCAGCTTTATCCTTATCTAAATTGGTCCTAACCTTACGATTAATTGCTTCAATGTTGGTTATGTTGTTTTCTAGTTCTTCTGTAGATTCATCATAAAGATCCTCTGCCGTCTTAAAGGCAATATTCATATCTTTTTCGGCATTAGCAAGTTCATCCTCATATTTTTTAAGTTCTTTTCTTAGAAAATTTACTTTTTCTGCAAGTCTATTTCTGTTAGCTTGTAGCGTATAGGCATTGTCTCGTTTACGCTGGTTCTCTCCATTACGTGCAAGTATTTCTTGTTGCTGCTTAATTAATTCTGATGCAGAAATAGGAACTTTTGGAGCATCAGGATAATAAGTCATTTCTTTTGCAAATTTCTTTTTTTGGTCTGCTATCTGGCCTATTGTTTTACGTTTATTGTACAGTGATAGTTCTTGCTGCTCTAATGTATATAACTTGTCCCCAACACCAATAATCTGAAGTAATGTGTCAGCTTTTTCTTTGCTCGTAGACTGCATAAACTTAGGAAGATCTAATGCTAATTGCTCAACAAATTCATTTAAGAGTTGCTGTCCTGACTTCTTACCATCAGGATCAATTACTTTCAAGTCACTATTTTTTCCTTTGCGTTCAACTATCAAGCCATTATCCATTACTATTTTTAAATTTGGTGGTATAACTGAATCGTTACGTTGAGCATCTGATGGTCTATATTTATCTCCACCAAGCGCCCAAGCAATAGAGTCTAGTACAGAAGTTTTGCCTTGATTGTTTTTACCACCTATTACAGTTAATCCATTTGCAGTAGGCTCTATTTTTACAGCTTTTACTCTCTTTACATTTTCAATTTCTAATTTATTAATTTTCATACTCATTTATATTTCCTCCTATTGTATTTTTAAGTTTTATTTGCTATACTTAGTTAAGCATTTCTTTTTGTCCTTAATTGGACACGACCGTTACCATTTGCAGTGGAGCGGTCTATTACTTTTTTGTAGTAACCCATTCTATTACAAGCTGCATATTCAGATATGCCATACATATCACCTCCCAGTAGCAATTTTTATCCTTTGTCTTAAATCAGCGAGAGCACTTATTAGTCCATCTAACCACGCTACATTAATTCTAATGATTACTCCACAAAACAAACCGTTTGGTACTGATATTGTAAATGTGTTTTTGCTTTTTACAGAATCGTAAAAGCATTCAATCTTTTCATCTTCACTTTTTGTTATTATTTTCATTTAGCTTCTTTCAACTCCTCTCTTAAAACTTCTAATCTTTGAGTACATTTCCAAACCTTTTTAACCGCTTCAACTTGAGCCTTTTCAACCTTTGCAATCTCTACACTTACATCTTCTTTCGACCTCTTTACTTTCTGATCCGTAGCTAGTAACTCTTTTACTGAAACTTTAGCAGCTGCTACTTTCGCTACTGTTATTCCAAATCTACTACGACCATTATGTACGTCCGATAATTCAATTCCCATTATTTCAGCTATTTCCTTATTAGATTTTTCTTGAAAACATAAATTTCTTAATTGTTGCTCCTGTTCTTTATTCCATTTCATTATTAAATTCCTCCATGACTTTTATTTTTTTATTGCCTTTACGGACAATGTCAAAGCATCTTCTCCTACATCACCAGCTGCGTTCCCTTTTCTTTTTAAACACTTTTTCATTACTTTCTCTTTGTCATATCCCATTTGCAAAGCTAAGCTATTGCTGATTTTACGGCATCTATTAGAATGATATTCAAATTGCATCTTACTTGCATTATTTAGATCTCTTTCTTCAGTAACTTTATCAAGTTGCCTTGCATAATCATCAAGTGCATTGCAAATTATGAATAGATCACCATAACAAGTTTCTATATTTACATCTTTAAATTTGTCTA